ATGAGGCAGACGCGAAGAACGGCGAATCCCGCGGGGTCGCTAGACCATCCGACTAGACCAGCGCCGCCCTTCCGCGCCCTCCCGCGACCCGAGGCTTTCCTGATTCGGGGCGAATCGCAAGCCCGAATCCGCCTCTCCTCGAGCGGCCGGCGATGGGCGATCTACCTCGGCCGAGAGGGCACGCCCGACGCCCTCGACAACTACATCCGGGCGCTCTCGCTCTGGCGGGCGAGGGGCTACGTCTGGGACGACGCGGTGCACGCCGCCTTCAAAGCGGGCGAGGAGGCGCCCCGCCCCGGCCCGGCGCCCGCTGCCGCGCCTGACGGACCGACGCTCGCCGCGGTCGTCGCCGCGTTCCTCGACTGGTCGCGGGACACCTACCGCAAGGGCGGGAAGCAGACGGGCACCTACCCCATGGACCGCTCGGCGATGGCCGCCCTGCTCGCGACGCCGGGGCTCGCCGCCACGCCCGCGGCCGCGGTCGGCGCTCGCGAGCTCGCCGCGTTCCGCCGGCGGCTCGAGGGGCAAACCAAGCCCGACGACCCGGCCCGCCCTCGCGGCGAGCGCGTCAGCCGCTACACCGCTGGCACGATCAACCGCTACCTCGGTCGCGCCCGCTACATGCTCCGCTGGGCGGCGAGCGAGGGCCACGTCCCCGGCGCCGCCGACGACGTCCTCCCGTCGCGAGCGGGCCGCCGAGGGCGTCCAGGCGGCCCCGAGATCCGCGCCGGGGCGGTGAGGGCCCCAGCCGACCGCCGGAGCGTCGTGTGCGTCAGGCGGGCCCTGCGGGCCTCAGGCGAGCACGTCGCCGTCGCGGCGATGATCGCCCTCCAGCAGCGATCGGCTATGCGTCCGGCGGAGGTGTGCCTCATGCGGCCCGAGCTCGTCGTCCCGGCGGACCTGCCCGGCGTGCACGTCTACGTCCCCGACGCCGCGGCCGACAAGGTCGCCCGGGCGGGCGAGCGCCCGACGCCGGTGCTCCTCGGGCCGCGGTGCTGGCGGGCGCTTCGGCCGTGGCTCGACGAGGCCAAGGGCGACGGCCGCCCCTACGTCTTCGACCCCCGCCCGTGGAGCCGCCGGCCGGGGCGGGCGCTCCCCCACTACGCGCCCGATCGCTACGCGAAGATCATCGCCGCCCGGTGCGAGGCCCTCGGCGTGCCGCGCTTCAGCCCCTACCAGCTCCGGCACGCGGGGGCGACGCGGCTCGAGCGCCGCCCGGACGTCTCGCTCGAGGACGTGATGCGGCAGCTCCGCCACACGAGCGCCCGCACGACGCTCGGGTACATCGACCCGAGCATCGACGAGCGACTCGCCTTCGCGGCGCGGCACTGCTGACTTTGGCCTAAGACGCGCAGACGAAAAAATCGACAAAAACAACATCGAGGCCCTTGCGTGCTGTCTGTGATGGCATACAATCTACGCGTCGGGCAGGGAGCCCGAAGAAAAGGACTAGCAGCCATGACGACGCTTACCCATGACCAGATCACATACCAGCAGGCGATTTCGACGGCCGCGCGGTTCGGCCTTCACGACGGGATGGCGGTTTACGCGACGAACAGCCAGGGCACGCGCTACGGTCGCGTCGAGGTCTGCACGCACCCTCAACACCTTGTCGTCATCCGCACCAACGACGGCGAGACCTACGAGGTGCTCGACGAGTCGCATTGCCCCTGGCGCCCGGCGTCGCGCGAGTCCCTTGGGCCGAGCGACTTTGAGGCCTGCGTCCTGGCCGCCGACGCGTGCCGGGCTCGCGCTCAGGGGTAGCCGCGTGCCCGATCTCCCCGCCGACGCCGACCCCATCCGCGCCGAGCTCGCGCGGCTCATTGAGGCCGCAGGCGGGGTCAGCGCCGTCGCCCGCCGCGCGGGCGTCAGCCGACCGGACCTATCGAGCTATCTTCGCGGCGTGAAGACGACGATCACCGTTCAGACCGCTCACCGCGTCGCCATCGCTTTGGACAAGCGCCTCGGCCTTATCGACTAGCCCGTCGCCACGAGGCGCGCCTCGGTCAGCGCGAGGGCGTAGGGGAACCGCGAGCGCGAGCCCTCCACGCGCAGCTGCGCCTCGGTCGTCGTCGCCGTGATCTCGCCGAGGTGCTCGAGCAGCGTCCACGCCGTCAGCTCGCCCGAGCCCGCGTCGCGCCAGCGGACGAAGAGCCGCAGATCCACCGCGCTCGCGGGCGCGGGCGGCGCGAAGAGCCGCAGCTCGCCCCCGACCGCCGAGCTGCCGACCCGCCACTGGTCCGCCTCCGCGCTTGTGCCCTGGAAGGTCGCCTCGTCGAGCGTCGCGTCCTCGGGGTCCTGCTGCGCGAGCGCGCGGGCCCGCAGGCGGCGAGGCTCGGCGGTCTCGCCGAGCTCGACCAGCGGCGAGGTGTACGACCACGCCGCGCCCGGGTCCGTCGCCTCCAGCCGCGAGAGCGAGGCGTTCCAGGTCAGGTTCTCGTACCCCTCCTCGGGATCGGAGCCGACGTCCGAGAGGTCGAAGTCCTCCGATGCGACGACCGTCTCGCCGTCGGGCGTCGGCGCCGTGTGCGCGGCGGCCGTGAAGCCGAGGCTCGGCCGCCCCGTCGGGTCGACGGCGCGGACCAGCAGCCGCGTCTGCACGCCGGGCAGGAGCCGCAGGCCCGTGAGCGTCGGGTCCCCCGCGCCCGGCTGGGGAACGGTCCTCGCGATGAAGGAGCGGATGTGCTCGTCGCCGATCGCGCTCGTTTCGCCTTCGAGGATCTCGACGTGGTACCGGGTCGCGCCCTCGACGCGCTCGATCGTCAGCGTCTGCCCGTCGCCGGCGTCGTCGATCGAGATCCCGTCGGGCGCCCCGACGGGGTCGACCGCCCCGCCGCTCTCGGTCGTCACGCCGAAGACCGCCTGCGCGGCCGCCTGCGGCGAGAGCTGGACACCGTCCGGGCTCACCGCGACCACGGCGAACTCCTCGCTGGCGCCCTCGTCGATGTCGCCGACGAGCGCGGCGTTCGTCTCGACGCGCGGGGGCTGGAGCCGCCAGTCCATGTCGCCCTGGGCGCGGCGGTAGACGCTGAACTGCGCGGTGCGGCTCGCGTCGACGGGGTCCTGGCGCCAGCTGAGGCGCACGCGCGGGGCGCCCCCGGAGTCCGCCTCGAGCTGCGCCACGAGGTCGAGCACGGGCCCGGGCGGCACGCTGCGCCCGCGGATCGTGCCGTAGACCGGCGGCGGCGGCGGGGCGCTCGGCGTGTCGTCGTGTACGTCGTCGTTCATCTCGCGCCCGACGATTCGCCAGGTCAGCGACTCCTCGTCGTCGAGCTCCACGCGCTCGCAGATGAAGGGCTTGAGCGGAGCCGAGTGCAGCGCGAACTCGGCGTCGACCGGCGGCGCGGCGGGCAGATCGCTCGCGAGCGTCAGCTCGGTGTAGCCTTCGGACTGGTCGAAAGACTCAACCTCCCGCGTGACCGCCGACGAGTCGGCCATGATCACCGTCGCTTCGTACGTCGCCTCGCTGTCGAGATCGGGCAGGCCCTCGAAGCGCAGCACGCCGGCCGTCGAGTCGGCCCGCAGGACGCCCGAGGCCTCGCCGTAGCCGACGACGCTCGTCGCCAGGTCGAAGCGCTCGCCGGGCAGGAGGCGCACGTACTCGTGCGTGGTGACGAGCTCGACGCTCACGCGCTCAAGCCGCAGGCGCTTCCACAGGTGGATCAGCTCGGCGAGGGCCTGATCGGCGTCGGTGACGCCGTCGAGCTGCACGACCTCGTCGCGCGCGACCTCGCCGGCGATCAGCGCGTCGGCGGCGGTCTCGGGGAAGGCGATCGTGTTCGCCTCGCCGTCCTGCGCGGCGTCCTCGATCTCCGCGACCAGGCGGTTCGGCACGGTCAGCCCGCCCGTCGTCAGCTCGTATCGCACCTGGAGCGCGTCGTCGCCGTCGGCGATCGAGCGCTCCGTGAAGACCTCCCGGGCGATCAGCTGCGGACGGTTGAGGATGAACCGCCACTTGCCGCCGACGTTCGCCGGCGTCGCCCGGCCCGCGCGGCAGATCATGCGCAGCGCCTCGAGCGCCTCCATCCGCTCCCCGAGCGTGTAGCTGAAGCGGAACCGCGGCCGCACGCCGCCGCCGTCGTAGCGGTCGACGTCCTCCTCGCACCACTCGATCCACGCGAAGAGCGACTCGAGGTCCACGGCGTCGAGCCCGAACTGCGAGCCGCAGCCCCACCTGGCGTTCGTGAGCAGCGCGAGGGCCAGGTCCCCCGGGTTGTCGCTGAAGCCGAAGTCCTCCTCCCACGGGTCGCTCGCGTCCGCGGCGCTCGAGCGGTCCCAGCGGCGGACCTTCACGCCGTCGAGCTCGACGCTCACGCGCGGCGTGTCGCCCGAGAGCTCCTCGCCGGCGGTGATCTCGAGCGCGAGCAGCGCGTTGCCGCCGTCGCCGGTGTCGTAAACGTAGCGGTTCTGGGAGTAGGTCGTCTCGATCACGCTGTCGAAGGTGATCTCGTCGACCTTCTGGCTCTCGGGCGCCTCGGGGCTGACTCGCTCGACCTGCACGTCGATCTCGCCGTCGTCCGGGTCGAGGCCGTCGACGCGCCGCTCGGCGAAAAAGGGCGACTGCTCGGCGCGCGTGATGGTTTCGACCGTCCAGTCGCTGTAGGTCGGCGAGAGCGCGGGCTTGAACCGCCAGCGGTACTTGACGGTGCGCACGTTCGGACGCCCCGAGCTCGCCAGATCGTAGAGACCCCGCGCGAATCGGAACCGCAGCACGAGCGCGTCGACGCCGCCGCCGCCGGTGCTCGTCGTAAAGAGCTGGGCCTCGGCGCTCGCGCTATCGCCCGTCCGCTCGGCGCCCGAGGTGTTCCGCAGGACGACGCCGCCGACCCCGACCTCGCGCACGACCTGCGTGTCGCCGAAGCCTGGGATCACCGCCTGATCGGCGTGACCCGTGCGTCCCCAGACCAACACGCCGGAGAAGTTCTCCGCGGGCTGATCGTTCAGGTACACGCCCGCGATCTGCCCCGCGCCGCCGGGCCCGGGCGACAGGCGGTCGAAGTCGGCCGTCTGGTCGCCGATTCTGGCGACCTCCCCGTGGCCGAGGTCGATCAGGATTCGCATCTTCGACTCGCCGGCGGGCCCGCTGAACGGCACCACGCTGATCACCCGCCCGCCGTGGCGCACGCGGCGCCCGAGGGCGACGTGGATCGGGTCGCCGGCGACGGCGTCGCGCGAGTAGCGGTCGAAGAGGTAGCGGCGCTCGCCCCGCTGGTTGTCGAGCCGTCCGATCTTCGGCAGCAGCAGCACGCTCGCGACGGCCGAGGCGATTGCGATCACGGCGAGGACGACGTTGATCGGGTCGCCGGGCGAGGGCGCGAGGTAGGCCCGGTCGCCGTCCGCCAGGCGGCGGCGCTCGAGGTCGGCGGGGCGCACGATCGCGCCGTTCAGCTGCGCGACGAGACGGCCCCCGATCCCCGCGGCGCGCGCCGCGTCGGCGAGCGTGGCGCCCTCGGGCAGCTCGAGACGCTCAAACGACCGCCCCTCGAGGGTCAGCGGGTCGCGCGAGGTCTCGAGCAGAACGGTGATCGTCCGCGTGCCGGTCGCCGTCACGTCGCGCTCCTCTCGGCGGGGGTCAGCAGGGCGAGGGCTCGCAGCAGTCTCGGACGGCCGAAGGCGATGAGCCCCGAGATCGGGTCGGCGACGACGCGGCTCGGCGCCAGGGCGGCGGCGGCGCTCGGGTCGCCCGTGTGGATCGCCATGCCGCGGCCGACGGCGAGCGCCAGGTGCGGGCGCTCGCCCTCGCGGCGCGCGTCAAAGAGCAGCACGTCGCCCGGCGCCGCGGCGCGGGCGCTCGCGAGCTCGCCCAGGTCGACGGCGACGCCCCGCGCCTCGAGGTACGCCGCGGGCAGCTCGACGCCGAGCCGCTCGAGCCCCTCGCGCACGCACGCCCAGCAGGGGCTCTCCCCGCCGAAGCGGCGACCGACGAGCGGCGCGAGCCGCTCGGCGGCCCAGGTCTCGCGACCGGCGAGCAGGGAGCCGACGCTCGAGGGGTCCACGCTCACGACGGCGGCCTCCGCAGGATGCCCGGGAATCGCTGGATCTCGTACACCATGCCGGGCACGGCGACGAGGCGGCTGGGCAGCCCGCACTCGACCGTCGCGGTCTTCCGGTTCACCGCCGCGGACAGCGCGGTGTACGTCCACGCGAGCGCGGCGGGCAGGTCGTCGAGGTCGGTTTCGCTCACGAGCCACAGCCGAACCGGCCGACCGAGCACGGCGCCGCTCTCGAGCTGCGCCGACGGCTCGCGCCGCACGTTGCTGATCGTCAGCGTGATCCGCGGCAGCGATCCCTCGCCGTCGTCGCCCAGGCCCTGCACGGCGAAGCCCGCGGCCTGCCAGACGTGGCCGCCGGCCTCGACGTTCACGGGGCTGTTCGCGACGCGCGCGACGGTCCCGCTCGTCAGCTCGATCTCCGCGAGCTCGAAGACGGCGGAGGTCTTGCGCATCAGCCGGCGGGCGAGCAGGTAGGTTGAGGGGATCGCGCGGGGCACGGCTCAGGTCTTGCTCCCGATGGCGGTGTAGCGCCCGGGGGTGAGGAAGTAGATCACGCCGGGGTAGCCGCTGATCCAGATCGAGAAGCTGTCGGAGCGAAAGTCGCAGCGCAGGCTGAAGCGCCGATCGCTCGGGTCGTCGATCACGGCGCGCGTGGTGTTGCCGAGCGAGGCGTCGGAGCTCTGAACCTCCGCTCGCGGGCCGAGCGCCGTCGAGTCACGGTAGAACGTCACGGTCTTCGTGTCCCGCTCGCCCGTCTCGGGGTCGTAGAGGTGCTCGAAGGTCACGCTGACGACTGCCGGCGAGAAGTTCAGCCGCACGGTCTGGCGGAGCGCCCAGGAGCCGGTGGCCCGGCGGACGAGCTGCACGTTGCGCCCGATCGGCGCGACGTCGTCCCACCCGTCGTCGTCGGCGTTGCGGATGCGCAGGCGCCCGGAGCCCGAGACGTCGCTCCAGAGCTCCCCGACCGCCGGGTCGTCGGGCTCGCCGGTGATCGCGTGCTGGGTCGAGACGTTGACGTCGTCGGCGCCGGCGACGTCCGAGAGGCTCGGCAGCAGGTCCGTCAGCTCGTGGCCCCGGTAGGTGCTCATCAATAGGTCCCCACGTCGAGCACGTTGACGATCTCGACGGCGGCGACGGCGTCGTCCGAGTCCGACTCGACGGAGCTCCTGGTGATCGCCCAGCCCGCGCCGATGATGTCGAGCGCGACGCGCACGGTTTTCTTCTCGACGCCCGCGGCGAGGCTGACCCCCGCGGTCGGGTCCTGCGCGACGGGCACGGCGAAGTACTCTCCGCTGGCGGTCAGGAGCGCGGTGGAGCGGTCGTAGAGCGTGATCCCGCCGTCGACGCCGCCTCGGGGGTAGCGCAGCTCGACCAGCACGGCCGCGCGGGCCTTGACGTCGAAGACGCGGTACTGGCCGAAGTCCGGCACGCTGCCGGGCGCGTAGGGCCCCTCCGTCCAGAGGCCGTCGACGTCCCCGCCGAGCGGCCACACGTTGACCCAGGAGCCCGCGCCCGAGTCGTCGTCGATCACCCACTGGCGGACGAAGCCGCTGGCGGTGTCCTCCCAGAGCTCGGCCTCGAGGGGCGAGGGCGGCGGCGTCGGCCCGCGGTTGCGGCTGCGGACGCTCGCGAGCGACGCGTTGCGGGCCGTCGCCATCTCGGCGGGCGTCATCGAGGCGGTGATCGGCGTGCGAAACGCGGGGTTCTGCGTGAACGACGGATCGGGCGAGCCCTCGATCTCGCCGAAGACCAGCGCGCTGACGAGATCGACCTCGCCCGGGTGATCGCCCTCGACCGTGACCGTGAAGCCGTCGCTTTCAAACTCCACCGAGATCTCCTGCACGCGCTCGCCGACGGCGACGCCCGAGCCGAAGACGACGACGGGGACGGGGCCGTCGGTCCCGTCGGCGTCCTGCTCGAAAATCAGCATGCGGCTCTCCTCGCCGCCGTCTGACCAGTTCTGGTTGGGACAGCGCACGTGGAGGTGGATCGCCAGCGGCCTCCACGGCGTCGAGACCTTCACGCCCTCGGCGATCGACGCGGTCGCCCAGCTGCGCGCTTCGGCGAGCGGGAGCCCGGGCCGCCAGAGCCTCCACTCCACCCCGAGGAAGCCGACGATGGAGACGCGGGCGTCGCTGCTGCTGCGGACCATCTGACCGATCAGCGGCGAGCCACCCTGGATGAACGGGTGCAGCGAGGCGATCGCGCGGACGTTCTCGTCGCTGCGCTCGGCGAAGGCGGCGAGGCGGTCGCCCTCGACGGGCGCGACCAGGGCGGGGATCTGGCTCAAGTCTCGGCCTCCCGGTGCAGGGCCTCGACGGGCAGCTCAACGGCGAAGACGCCGCCCGGCAGCCGCGAGGCGGCGTAGGCGGCGCGGGCGCGGACGGCGATCGGCGTCGATCCCTCGCCGTCGGGGCGCAGGGTGAAGCCGTCGAGCCCGTTGCCGCAGGTCGCGACGAGGAACGCGCGGAGCGAGGATTCCTCGCTCTCGTCCAGTCCGGTCCAGCGGGCGGTGAATCGCGGGCGGCCGCGCGGGGCGCGGGGCAGGGCTCGCTCGCGGCCGCAGGCGGCGCGGCGGGCGGCGACGGGGAAGGCGGTCTCCGCGGCTGGCAGGACGTCCGGGGCGACGGGCGGCTCGCCGCGGACCGTGGGCTCGCCCAGGGGCGCGAGCAGGCCGAGCCCGCCGCCGACGCCGGGGTGGTCGGTGGGGTCGGCGCCGGGGGCCAGGGGCGCGAAGCGAGCGGGTCCGCCGCGGTCGGGCATGGTCAGGGCCTCCCCCGCCGGGTGGCGGCGACGGCGCCGGCGAAGTCGTCGCGCAGGGCGCCGTCTCGCCTGATCGCGTCGAGCAGCTCGCGGGCGGCGAGGCGTCCGCGGCGGGCGGCGCCGCCGTCGGAGCCGGGGTCGCTGATCGTCACGCTGATCGCGTACTCGTTGACGACGGTGGTCCCGCCGCCGCCGCCCTCGCTCATGACGCCGAGCCCGCCCGAACGCGTGCGCCGCAGGGGCAGGACGGCCTCGGGCTGTCCCGCCTCGGCCAGGCGGACAAGCCGCCCGCCGGGCCGAGGCCCGAAGATCATCCCGTCGGCGGCGCGGGGCGCGTCGGCGGCGCGGATGAGGCGATCGCCGAGCCCGACGCCGCCGTGGCGAAGGAGCGGCGCCGCAAGCGTGGCGCTCGAGAGCGCGGTGTCGACGCTGGAGGCGGCCGAGGACGCGGCGGGCGCCGCGCCCGCCGCCGCGCCGCCTCCGAAGGCGCCGAAGATGCCGGACAGCGCCCGCACGACCAGCAGCTGCGTGACGACGCGTCCGATCACGTCAAGGATGTTCGACCCCACCCGCCGCATGGCGTCGCCCCAGCTCTCGGTGCCCTCGATGACGTCCTGGAGCCCGCGGTAGACGTCGCTCGACAGGGTCGCGGTCACGTCGCGACCGATCCGCACGCCCACGTCCGCGACGGTTTCGAGTCCGCGACCGAAGGCGACGGCGCCCTCCTCGATGCCGCGGAAGAGCTCGACGACCCGGCGGCCGAGCGTGATCGCCTCCTCCCCCCGGTCCTGCGTGTCGGGCTCCGCCGCCGCCGCCGTGAGCTGGGCGAGACGCTCCCGGAATCCCCCCGTGAAGCGAGCGATGTTGTCGAGGCTCACGAGCACGCCGCGGCCGGCCTGCCCGATGACGGACGCCGACTGCTCAAGGTCGGCGCGTATCTGGTTCGAGACGCCGACGGCCGCGCTCAGCGTCTCGAACCGAAGGCGCTCGCTCGCGCCGTTGGCGGTCGCCGAGACCTCGCGAAGCTCGCCGAGTAAATCGACCGTCCCGACCAGGTTCCTCAGCGATCGGCCGACGACGGTGTTCTCGCCCCCGAACACGTCCGACAGCTCCTCGATCGTGACCTGGAACGCCTCGATCATCGTGCGCTGGAGCGTGGGCACGATCAGGCGGACCGTCAGCGGCAGGAATCGCCCGACGCCTTCGGCCAGGCCGACCACGAGGAGTCGCGCGCCCTCGACGCCCACCTGCGAGAGCAGGTACAGCGTGTCGTCCGCGAGATTCTGGAAGAGCTCCTGAGCGCGGACGTCGCCGTCGAGGCTGTCCCTGATCGCGTCGCCGATGTTGCCGATCGCGTCGGGGATCGTCGCGGCGGCCGCGGCGAGGTTGCGGAAGACCACGGTGGCCAGCGGGGCCAGCTCATCGCGCACGCGCCGCGCGAGCCCCCGGTAGGCGAGCGCGAACTGGTCGGCCGCCTTGTCGAGCTCGATCAGCTGTCGCTGCTGCTCGGCGGCGATCTCCCCGGTGAGCGAGCGGGCCGCGTCGACCTGCCGGCGGAGGTTGTCCGACCCGCTGCCGAAGAGGTCGATGATCGAGCTGTCGGAGCTGCCGAAGATCTGGCGGCTCCGCAGGCGCCGCTCGGCCTCCGAGAGCCCCGCCAGACCGTCGGCGATCTCGGGCAGGAGGTCGGACAGCGGTCGCAGCTCGCCGCGGGCGTCGCGGGCGTCGACGCCGATGCGGGCGAGCGCGAGCGACGTCTGCCCCCCGCCGAAGAGCTCGACCTCGTCGAGCCCGCCCCGCAGCCGCGAGAGCGCCTCGTTGACGCCGTCGACCGAGCCCTCGACGAGCAGCGCGGCGTCCTGAAACCCCTGGAGGCTCTCGGCGCTGAGCCCGAGGGACTCGGCGTCGCGGGAGAGCTGGCGCATCGAGGCGCCAGCCCGCCGCAGCGACGCGAGGACCACGCCCGAGCCGATGCCGATCATCACGCCGCCGAGGGTGGCGACGCCGCCGGCCAGGCGGAGCACGCCGCCGACCGCCGTCGCCGACGCCCGACCGATGCCGCTGGCGGCCTGCGCGCCCACCGCGCTCGCCCGCTGCATCTGACTCGTCACCGCGGCGATCGGCCGCGAGACGTTGTCGATGAGGTTCGTTCGGATGTTGATCGGAGCGACCTGGCTCACACGATCACCCTCCTCGCCTCGGCGGCGCGGCGTTCGTCCAGTCGCCGCCGGGCGTCGAGCCGCTCGCTGCGGCTGCGGGCCTCGTGCAGCTCGGCGGCGTACACCTCCATCGCTCGCACGAGCCACGCCGACTGGTCGCCCCATCCCCCGGGCGACGGCCAGGCGCCGTGGGCCTCGAGCATCCAGACCGCGCGGATGAAGGGGTCAAGCCAGGGCGGCGGCGGCTCGAACGACTCCCGCAGCACCCGCTCGCTCCAGGAGCCGTCGGCCCGCCGGCGGCGCTCGTACAGCTCGTGCGCCGCCGGGTGGGCGGGGTCGGCCTCAACCTGGGCGAGGCGCTCGCGATGGTGCCGGTAGGCCGCCGCACGCCTCAGGACTTTCCCTGCGCCTCGGTGACGGCATTGGCGCCGATCGTCACGTTGGCGATCCGGGGCAGCTCCGCGTAGGTCAGGGCCTGTTCCAGGAACGCCCCGGTCGCGATGGGTCCGAGTTCGGGATGCGCCTCGTCGACGGCCCGCTCGAACGCGACGGGACGCCCGTCCTCGTCGACGACCTTCTCGTCGGCGCCCACGATCCCCCATCGCGCGATGAGGCGGATGACCGCGAGCGAGTCCGTCTCGCTCCGCGTGATCTCGCCGGACCTGGCCGCCTCGTCCAGCAGCGCCTGGAAGGCGTCCGCCCGCTTCATGCGGGCGACGCGGATCGAGAGCCGGCCGCCCGTCGACAGGGCGTACCCGACGGCTCCGGGGTGGACGCTCGCTCGCTCGTGATCGCTCATGGTGTCTCCGTTTCGGTGTGTTCGTGCGTCGCGCCATCGCCTCACTCGGGCTCCTTCAGGACCGCGAGGAAGAAGGGCCAGTCGTTGCGGGCGCTCGCGCGGACCGCCATCGTCAGCGAGGTCGCGACGACGTTGTCGCGGTTTTCAAGCTGCGCGCTGTACTGCACGCGGTCGGCGTGGAAGATCACGCGGCCGAGGCCGTCGATCTCGCCGTAGTCGTTGCTCAGGCGCGCCGGCGTCCCGTTGAGCGCGTTGCCCCAGAAGTCGTGATCGCTCGCGGGCACGTCCTCCGGGCTGAGGCTGACGACGATGTCGCGCTGGCGGATGCGCGGGGGCCGGAGCCCGGTGGCGCCGACCGAACGGGTGATCGTCGTTCGCGGCGTGATCTGCTGGCCGAGGTCGACGGTCATGCCCGGCACGACGGGCGGGGTGTAGGTGGTCGAGCCGTCGGCGAGGACGAGCTCGCTGAGCGTGCAGCGGGGCGCGGCCTGGCTGATGAGCGGGATGTCAGCCGGCGGATCGTTCTCCGGCCAGCCGCCGGTCTCGCTGAGCTTCATCGGGCCCACCATCGAGAAGTCGATGACGCCCGGGTTCGATTCCTCGAAGCGGAAGACGGCGTTTCCGCGGCAGATCGCGGTGAGCTCCTTGCCGCCGATGAAGTGCGTGACCGTCATCGAGGGCGGAACGACGCCCGTCGACTCGCTCAGCGGGTGGTAGGCGTAGCCGACCTGCTCGGTCGAGCCGTCGGCGACCGCCTCGGCGCTCGAGATCGAGCCCGCGATGACGTCCTCGTCGGCGAAGTCGTCGCTCGAGCCGACGAGCACGTAGAGCAGGTGCGTCACCGTGTCGCCAGCGGCGTTGCGCTGCACGCCGATCAGGATGCCCTCCTTGTCGACCCCGTCGCTGATCGTCTCGAACCGCTGGAACGTGCCCGAGGGGGAGGTCACGGCGACGCGCATCACGTCCTCGCGCTGCGTCCCGCACGCGCGAAGGAACGCGTCGAAGGTCGGCGGCGTGGTGGCGCCGATCGGGATGATCTCCTCGGAGTGCGCGAGGGTGATCGCCTTGGTCGTCGGGCTGCCGAGGTCGCGGTCGAGGCTCTGACCGATGACCGGGCGCAGAAACTGTCCGACGTCCGTCTGCGGGAGCGTCGGGTCGGCGCCCGCGAGCGCCCGCGAGCAGTCGGCGGCGTCGATCGTCTCGAAGGTCTCCTCGTCGGTCTCGGAGAGCTTGCCGCCGACGACGCGACTCTGGGCAAGCGTGGCGGGTGAGTCAGGCATGGGGGTGCTCCTCGAGGCGTAGCTCAAAGGCCGCGGCGGCGAGCGCGGGTCGGGTGGCGGGAAGACCCCGCTCGGCGCCGTCGCCAGCGGGGAACCAGAGGGAGGGGTCGTCGTCGCCCGGGGCGCGGAACTCGATGAGCCCGCAGCCGCGCGCGGCGTCCAGGGCGTCGCGCACGAGCGCGAAGTCGGCGCCGTGGCTGTCGATCGTCAGCGTCACCACGCGGCCGCGGGGCTGGCCGAGGCGCCGGCTCTGGCGGTGGCCGAGCGGGCGGTCCTCGGCGTCGCTCAGGACGTCCGCGGGCTGCTCGACGCGGGCGCGGCTGACGTCGAGCAGGTCGGCGCCCGTCGAGGCGTCGAGCAGCGTGGCGCTGACGGCGTGGGCGTAGGTGCCAAAGGCGCTCATCGCAGCGACACCTCCGCGGCCGAGCCGAGCGCGTCGTCGCCGCCGACGACGAAGAGGTCCTCGGCGAGCTCGGCGCCGAGGCCGAGGTCGGTCGCCTCGGCGCTCAGGGCGCCGATGGTCCACTCCTCGCTCGCGATCGCGGCGAGCTGGTCGCGGGCGCTCGCGACGGTGAGTCCGGCGAGGTGCAGCGTCGCGTCGACGACGGTCTGCATCCCGACGGTGCGCCGCAGCGTCAGCGCGCCGCGCTCGATCAGGACGCTTGCCGGGTCCCCTCCGCTCGCCTGTGCGGTGAAGCACGCGACCGGCGCGGCGTCGGCGGGCTCCCCGGGCGCCGCGCCGGGCCAGGAGAGCGCGGCGACGGGGTGGCGGAGCCGCACGCGGAAGGCGCGCATCGCCAGCGGCACGGGCTCGCCCGCGTCGGCCTCCTGCCACACGAGGCCCATGCCCCCGGCGGGGTCGGTCGAGACGACGAAGCTCGCCGGCTGGCGGTCCGAGAGGATCGCGGCGTAGGCGTCGGCCGCCACGCGGTAGGCGACGTCGACGGCCCGTCGACCGCCCCAGAAGAGATCGGCGGGCAGGCGGAGCGTCACGATGACCTCGAGCGTCGAGTCGTGGGTCGCCGACTGCAAGGCGCCGGGCTCCTCGCGTCCGGGGTCGACGCTCGCGACGACGAAGCCGCGGCGGCTCGCCTCGCCGACGCTGACGCGGCGTCCGGGGAGCGCTCTTTGACCGGACTTGACGCCGGGGAGGGCGGCGCGATCGACCGACGTCTGCACGGCGAACGGCCACGTCGCGCCCGCGGCGACCGTCGCCGACAGGAGCAGGCCCTCGATCCTCGCGAGCGCCCACCGCTGCACCGGAGCGTCGTCGGCGTAGAACTGGACGCTCACGGCCGGCCCTCCCGCACGCCCCCGAGGGCCCGATTGATCTCGGCGGCGTAGACGGGTCGGATCGCGGCGCCGAGCCCGCTGACGGCCCGGTCGAGGTCGAACCGCTCGCGGGCCTGGCGAGCGCTGACGGGTCGGAACTTGGCGAAGGGACGGAACTCCGCGCCGCGGCGCGTCCGGCGCATGACCAGGCCCCGCCCCGGAACGTAGCGGAGCTCCTCGCCGCCGCGGGAGAGCGATCGCAGCGCCCGGACGAGGCCGAGGCGCGACAGCTCGGTCGAGAACGCGCGGAACCGCTCACGGGGGCCGGATCGCCACGGGAAGGCGGGGACCATCTCGGTCTGGCCGCCGGCGCCGGCGGTCTCGCCGAAGAATCGGGCGCCGAATCCGGCGAGGACGGTCCTGCCCCCGGCGCGGTCGATCTCGAGCGGGCCGTCCTGCGTGAGGAACCGCGCCGCGCGGACGGCCCGGACGGCCTGCTCGCGACGGCCCGAGGGGGCGGCGGCGACGAGCTCGCCGGCGATGACGCCGCGGGGGCCGTGAACGCGACGGGCGGCGCGGGCGGCGCCGGCGGCGGCGCGGCGGGGCACGCTGTTCAAGATGTCGACCGATCCGCGGACGCGACGGAGCAGCAGGTTGAGGCCCTCCTCGCGGCCGATGAGCAGGGCGCCGCCGGTGGTCCGAACGGCGAAGGTGGGCCGCGCGTCGCCGACGAGGAAGAAGACGCCGAAGCCGAGAAGCGCGAACCGCGAGAGGAAGCCGAAGGGCTGGCGGGTGAGGTCGGCGACGCCCGATCGCGCGACGCCCTGGCCGCCGAGCCCGAGCACGCGGCTGACGCGGGCGCCCCGGGCGCCGGGCGCGAGGATGGCGTCCCCGGCGAACGCCTCGAGGGTGCGGTTGGCCTGGCGGCTGACGATCGTTCCGGGGACGAACGTGGTGACGCGGGCCTCGCCGACGCGCAGGCCGACGAGGTTCTCGAAGGTCGCCGAGAAACCGCCGGCGATCTGGCGAGACGCCGTCCGCACGCGCGGGGTCCGCACCGGGATGCGCCAGTCGTACGCGCTCACCGGGCCTCGACCTCCCCGAGCGCGTAGCCGTGCTCGACGTGGAAGCCGCCCGAGACCGAGTAGCGCGTCGCGGTCTCGCCGCTCTCGGGGTCGGCGGGGTCGGCGAGGATCGTGAACGTGTCGCCCCGCCCGGGCGTGCGGTCGATGCCGAACTGCGGGGCGCCCGGCTCGCCCATGGCCACGGTCAGCGTCGGGCTGCGCCGCGTCATCGGGCTGTCGCCCGAGCCCAGGCGACCGACGGTCTCGGCGGGGCTCTCCGGCGCCGAGCCGGCGACGACGCGCACGACCACGCCAGGAGTCGTGAGCGCCTCGCCGGCGGCGCGGTACACGGCTAGGCGGGCCCCGGCGGCGGCGGCGAGCCCGTCGCGGGCGAGCTGCTCGAGATCGGCGTCGGTGAGGGTCATGAAACCGCGCCGGCGGGTGTCCCCGTCCGGCGCGGGCGGCGAAGCGTGAGTCGGGATCAGCCGCCCGAGGTGTCGGCGTCGATGCCGGTGAAGAGGTGGCCCGCGTCGACGTTGAAGACCTGCGGATCCGTGAAGCGCCAGCCGGGCACGAAGCTCGTCAGCGGGTCGCGCCCGTAGGGCGGGTTGATCCAGACCTCGCCGTCGGGTCCGCAGAAGGGCGCCCAGCAGAAGGTTCGGCCCATCTGGACGTCGGCGTCCAGGCGGGGCCCGCGGGCGATGCGGGCGAAGAGAATCAGGTCCTCGCTCCAGATCTTCGAGAGCGACGGCTCCGCGCCGCGGCCAGCGGTGTCCTCCTGGACCTCGCCAACAATGATCTCGTCGACGTTGAAGAAGTTGGCGAGCGCCTCCTCGTTGAGGATCACGGCGCCCTGCGCCTGTTCGCGGATGCGCGAGCTGGTGGTCGTATAGATCACGCGCTCGCGAACCTGCTCGGACCGGCCGAGGACCAGCCGCGTCTTGTGGCTCATGAGGACGACGTTCGGGTAGGCGCCGCACTGCTGGAAGACGGCGTTGTGACCGTCGGCGACGAGCTTCTCGACGTCGGCGGAGTCGGGGTTCCGGTTGATCTCCGGGCCGGCGGTGTTGTATCCCGATCCGAACGTGTTGATGTTGATCAGGCCCGCGACGCGCTTCTCGAGCTTCCGCTCGAGCGTGCGCATGACGGTCTGGGCGCCGACGACCGCGCCGTCGATGTCAAAGACGGCGTTGAGCTCCTCGTCGTCGACGGCGTCCACCGGATACTGGAGGAAGTCGCCGGTGCAAGAGTAGACGCGACGATGGAGATGCTCGCGCGTCATCGTGGGGATGGAGCCGTCGATGTTGCGCTCGGTCTTCGGCAGGCCCATGCCCTTCTTGGCGTCCCAGTGCAGGTACTCGCTGGCGCGCTCCGGAACCATGATGGGCGGCAGGAGCCGCCGGGCGGCGAACCGCTCGCCGAACTCGTTGTAATCCATCGCGACCTGCGCCAGCGGCGATCGGGGCAGCGCGGTGCTTGCGGCCATCTGAGGCATGATTGAGTCCTTTCGATCGGCGGCCGGCGCGGCCGCGTGTCAGACGGGGGTGGTTTGGTGAGGGGAAAAAACAAGGCAGGGACGGGGACGGGATCAGAACGCGATGAAGCCGAACTCCTCGCCGTCGCCGCCGGCGGCGCTCGTGGCGATGCCGCGTTCGGTGTAGGAGCCGCCGTCGGTGTCGGTGAACTTGCCGTCGTCGTCGGTGTAGACGGTGTCGCCCACGGCGATCGCCTTGCTCGCGATGCCGACGTGCTCCTGTCCGGGCAGAATGGGACGGAACGAGAGCTCCTCGTCGATCGCCGCGGCGTGCAGCGCGATCCCAACGGGCGCCTCGTCGGCGTCGGCGAACACGGCGTCGACGACGCCGGAGTCGTTGGTGAGCTTGATCGCTCGGTACTGCGCGATGGCCTCGCCCGCCGTGACGGTGGGGGAGGCGGCAAAGGTGGCTCGTGACACGGGTGTTGTCCTTTCGGTCGGGGTCAGGCGGGAACGGTGAGACGGAGCGGTCGGGCGGGATCGGGCGGGAGGATCGGGCCGGCGCTGGCTCAGGCGACGGTCTGCGCGCCCTCGCCAAAGCCCGGCGGCGGGGCCTTGGCGGCGCCCTTGATCCACGCGCGGAGCTGCTGATCGCCGTGAACGCGGCGGAGGCCCTGGTTGATCTCGTCGCCGCGCGGGGCGCGGCCGTGAGCCGCCTGGAAGTCGCGGCTGAAGGCGAGGCGGGCCTCGAAGTAGCTGCCCGCGGCGGCGCCCTTGCCGGAACCGTCGCCGCCGAGGGCCCCGCTGACGGGCGCGGGAGCGCCGCCAAGGGCGTCCTCGACCGCCGAGCCGGCGCCGGTGCGATTCTTGTGCAAACCGATGAGCGTCTTCATGGCCGCCGCATCGCCGACGCCCTCGGCGACCATCCGATCGACCTCGGCGTGGGATCGCGGGATGCCGAGGTCGTCGGCGGCGGCGTAGATCGCGGCGATGCGGCGGCGGTCGCGGGCGACGGCGGCGGCGGCGGCGGACTGGGACTTGTCTTCCTCGTACTCGCCCTCCTCGTCGTCCATCGACTTCTCGTCGTCCTCGGCCGAGGCGGACTCCTCCTCGTCGTCCTCGTCGTCCTCGGCCGAGGCGGCGCGGGGCTTGGTGGGGCTGGCGTGCGTCGCGTTGCGCTTGCTGGGGGTGGTGGGCATGGCGTCGTCTCCTTCTCGCGCCTCGGCGGCGCCGTCAGACGGGGTGAGTGATTCGGTTTCGACCGTCGCTTCGGCGACGGGCTCGGGCTGGGTCTCGGCGCCGGCGCGAACGTCGGCCAGGGCGACCGCGGACGCGCCGGCGCCGCCAGCCGCCTCGCGCAGCTCGGCGATGGCGTCGTCGAAGCCGCCGACGGAATCGCAGAGCCGGGCGTCGATCGACTCGGCGCCGACGAACGTCGCGGCATCGAGGTTCGCGACCTCCTCGGGCGTCATGCCGCGCGCGGCGGCGACGGTCTCGAAGAACTGGTCGGCGAGCGCGTCGATGTGGCGCTGAAGGTGGCCGAGCACGTCCTCGTCGGCGAAGCGGTCGGGGTCCGTCGCGGCCTTGTAGAGCCCGGAGCGGATGACGTGCGCGGCGACGCCGATCTGGTCGCGGAAGCGCGTCGCGTCCTCGCGGATCAGGTACACGCCGACCGACCCGGTGACGCTCGTGCGGTAGAGGCTCACGCGTCCGGGGTCGGCGGCGCAGGCGACGGCGTAGCCGCCAGAGGCCCCTACGCCGTCGATGTAGGCGCCGATGGGCTTGGCGCCGCGACCGGCGAGGATCGAGTCGGCCAACTGGAAAGTGCCGTCGACGGTGCCGCCGGGCGAGTCGATGTGCAGCAGGATCGCCTCGGCGCGATCGTCGCGCAGGCACGCCTGGAACTCTCGCTCTAGGCGGTGGGTGCTCGTCCAGCCGAAGAGCTCGTTGAACCAGTAATCGGGCTTGACGATCATCCCGCGGACCTCGAGGATCGCGACGCCGTCGACGATCGGCACGCTCGTGCCGGCGACGACCGCGCCCTCGACGGCCTCGGCCGGGTCGTAGCCGCGGGCGCTCTCCCCCCGGCGCTCGCGCAGGCGCTTGAGCCGCGAGCCCGTCGCGCCCGTGGCGAGCGCCTCGTCGATGGCGCGAGCGACGTCGGCCTCGCTGAGACCGCGTCCCGCGCAGGCCCGGCGGTAGGCGGCCTCGACGGCGAGCAGTCGCGACTGCTCCATCGCCAGCGGCTGGCCGTAGAGCTGCGCCCCGAGCGTCGCGAGCGACGCGCGCTCGGGTCTGGCGAAGCGGCCCCGCAGGGCGCGCGCGATCTCGATGTTCGCCAGCTTCGTCACGCCAGCGCCTCCTCGTGCGGCCGCGGATCGGACCGGCCGGGGCCGCGGCGCAGCCTGCTCGGCAGGCCCAGCTCGTCGAGCTCGCGCTCCTCGTCGGCGCGGCGCTCGGGCAGGTCCTCGTAGTCGGCGCCCTTGCCGGCGGCGATCTCAGCCCGGGTCGCGACGCCGATCTCGATGGCCTTCTCGTCGCCCTGGAGCTCCTTCAGCTTGTCGATGTGGGGCACGCCGGGCGTGATCAGGTCGTAGTGCGCCCACTCCTCGAACGCGCCGTCGAAGGGGTCGTCGCCGGGGCGGTGGCGCCGGGGGTCGTAGCCGGGCAGCGGGATGCGTCCGCGGGCGACGCCCTCCTCGATGACGCCCTCGTAGCTCGCGCGGACGATCGTGTCCGAGAGCATCTCGTAGACGGCCTGGTAGGCCCGCCAGGTCAGGGCGAAGGCCGCGCGGGCGCTCGAGTAGTTTGTCTGGCGGAAGTCGCGCGTGATGACCTCGTAGCTGGTGCCGATCAGTGAGCCGAGCTGCACGAGCATCGTCTCGCTGATCTCGCGCAGCACCGGGGAGACCTGCGGCGGGTTGACGGTGCGGATGTCCTCGCCCTCTTCGAGGTGTCCGATCATGCCGGGCTGGAGGTACTCGGTGGCGAAGGTCGCTCGGTCGCTGCGCTCGAAGTCCTCGCCCTGAGCGCCGACGACGCCCGACCGCCCCGGCGCCGCCGGGTTGTCGCGGTTGTAGACACGGAAGGTCGACAGCATCGTCGAGACCTTGAGCGCGACGAGCGCGGAATCGCGCAGCTCGCCCATGTCGCTCGCCAGCTGCATGCCGGAGACCAGCGGGCTCACGCCGCGGCTCTGGCCGACGCGCGTCGGTCGGAAGATCGCGACGACGTTCTCGCGGCCCTGAGCGTCGCGCCAGGGGATGCGTCGCGTGCGGTAGAGGCTGGCGCGTGAGCCGCCGCCGATGGGCGTCAGGTCGCCCGGGTGCCGCTCGTAGACGTGCAGGGCGACGCACTCGCCGGAGGGGTCCTTCTCGACGCCGCCGGCGACGGTGTTGCCCTGGGCGACGTCGAGGCCGGGGGCGCCGTCGGCGATCTGCTCGGCGTCGAGCAGCTGCCAGGCGAGCGAGAGCGAGGGGCCGCGCAGGCGCCCGATCTCCCGGTCGGTGCGGCGTTGGCGGACGGCAAAGCAGTCGAAGCCCTCGAGCACGCAGCGGAGCACGAGCTGCACGCCCCGCGCCCAGTTGAGGTTCATGCCGACGAAGGGCCGTCGCGACCAGCGGCGCCACTCCTTTTTGGCCGCGCGGACGAACGCGTCGATCTCCTCGCGCGAGGCGGCCTCGATCATCTTCCGCATCGGGGCGGGCACGGGTCCGAAGGGCCCGCCGAGGGCGGTCGTGACGAAGTTGTCGATGGCTCCGGCGTAGACGGGCTCGTTGCGCGCAAGGTCCCGGCTGATCGAGCGGAGCTCGGCGTTGGAGAGCTGGCCGATGGCGTCGGCGCTGCTGAGGCGGTCGCGTACGTGCGTTCGGCGAGCGGGGTCGCGGCGGAGCTGGCGGTAGTGGCGTCCGCCGCCGACGTCGGGCAGGTCGAAGGGCAGCGGGGAGAACGACGCCGAGGCGCCGAAGGCGGAGTCGGGGGCGAGCAGCCCGGACCGCGTGGCGCGGTAGCCCGCGGGCGGCGGCGCGGGCGCGTGCTGGACGGGGCGGGCGGCGAAGCGGCCGGCGGCGGCGGCGAGCTCTCGGGCGTCGGCGATCATCACCCGCGCCCCACGTCGGCGACGGTGCGGTCGATGCGGGCGCCGCTGGCGGCGGACCGCTCGCGCTCGAGCTCGCGGAGCAGGACCGAGAGCGACTCGAGGGACGGGCGGCGGATGCGGGTGCCGGTTCCGGGCGTGCGGACGTCGACCTCCTCGCCCCGAAGGGTGGCGGAGCGGGCCTCGCGCACGGAGGCGATCTCGGCGTCGATCTCGGCGAGCGTTCGCATGGGCCCAGCATGGGCGCTGGGCGCCGGGCGCAAAAGGGCGCGCTTTCCAACCTTGGAAACAACATTTGCACTTTTTTAGGCGCGGCGAAACCTTACTCGACCGGCATCGTGACGATCCGCTTCGCTCATGGCGCCCATTCCTATCCGTACCGCTTGAAGTTGTGCCCGCAGCCGCCGCATTTTCGGTACTGCACCGTGATCCCGCGCTCGGTCATCGTGCGCTGGGTCGGGCAGCCCCAGTGCCCGCACTTCGGGCACCGCGTCTGGTTGCGCCGCGGCCGCTCGAGCCGCTCGACGCGCGTCGCGACCGGGTTCTCGACTCGCCTCTGGTCCCTCATGGCTCGCCCTCCTGGCGCTGCTCGCCCGCTTCGTCGCTCGCCTCGCCCATCGCGCGATCGGCGGCGTCCGCGTCCTCGAGCTCCATCGCCTCGGCCAGCGTCGCGAGCGCGATCGCCGCCGCGGCCTCCATCGCGTCGTCGCCCTCGCGGCGCGACTCGCGCGCGACCAGCGCGAGCGTCCGCCGCAGCGCGGCCTGGTCCCCCGGCCCGACGAACCGCGCGACGCTCGCCGCCAGCAGCCCGAGCGCCGCGGCGCCCTCGGACCGCGCGCGCTCCGTCTGGTCGAGCAGCTTGAGCAGCCGGGCCTCGCGATCCGTCGCCATGGCGATCGACGGGCCGCTCAAAGCTTGCCCCGCAATCGCTCCATCGAGGGCAGGCCCCGGTAGAGCGGTCGTCGCGGGCCCGCGAGGCCCGCGACGGCCTCGGGAGCGCTCGCCGGATGAACGCCGCCGCCCTCGCTCTCGCGACCGTCTCCCGCTCGCTCAGGCGCCTCCTGCGGCTCGCCGGCCCCGGCGAGGCCGTCGCGACCAGCTCGGCGGCCCGGATCGCTCCTGGCGTGCCTGCGGGCCTCCTCGACCGCTCGCACGCGCGGGTCGCTCGGCTCGAGGAAGTCGACGCCGAGGTACACGGCGGCGGCCTCGGCGTAGACGTTGCAGTCCCAGAGGTGATTGGCCGCGCCGTCGCGCACGGTCCGCCAGACCTCGACCGCCCGCCGGTCGGCGCCGCGGGTCCCGACGCGCCGCCCGGGGCGGCCGACGGCCTCGAGTCGCTTTTCCTCGCTCGAAAGCTGCGCGCAGAGCACCTCGGGCGAGAGCTCCTCGCCGGTCATCGGGTCGACGCCGGCGCTCGCGATCGTCATGGCTCGCGCGTCGCCGAGGCCCATCGGCGAGCCGGGCGCCGGGCGCTCGGGCAGGGGCGCCGTCAGCGAGCGGTGCGCGCGGTCCTTGAGGGCGTGGGTGTTGACCAGCAGCAGCGGCGCGGCGCCGCGATCGCTCACGCGGCCGGGCAGCTGCGGGGCGGCGGCGTGCCGGAAGAGGTGCGGCGCCTCGGGGTTCGATTCGCCCTTCATGGCGACGGCCTCGCAGTCGCTGTCGCGCACGAGCCGGTAGACGTCGGCGGTCTTCTCGCCGCCGGAGTCGACGGCCAGGAGCGCCGCCGCGATGCGCAGGTCCGGCGCGCCGTGCACGGGCAGGCGCGCGTCGTAGATCCGCTCGAGCTGCCGCCAGCCCTCGGGGGCGCCCGCGACGTCGGTCCCGAGCGCGCAGAATCCCCAGCCCGCCGCGTGCCGTCGCCCGAGGGGCCCGATCGCCATGAGCAGCCACCACCACCCGTCCGCCTGCGTGTCGGCGGCGAGGATCGTCCGCACGGTCCAGGGCGGGAGCGTCATCGGCGGGAGCAGCTCGTCGACGCGGCGGCGCAGCGCCCCCGGCCGCAGCGTGCTGAGCCTCTCGACCCAGGGCTCGGCGAGCCAGGAGTTGACAAAGTTCCGCAGCGCGCCCTCGCCCTCGCGGCGCGCGCGCTTGAGCTTGGCGGCGATCATCGGGAGCGTGAGAAACGGCGAGTAGAACGCGTTGATCCAGTATCCCGCCACGGTCGATCGCTCGCGGCTCTGGCTCGGGCGCGGCTCGGTCCCGACGGGCCAGCGGTCGGGCTCGAAGCCGGGGTCGGCCTCGCGCTCGGGCGTGGTCCCGGGCGGCACGGTGAGCAGATCGCCGGTGGCCTCGTCGATCCGCTCGCCGACCTCGCCGGCCTCCGCCGCGTCGTCGTTTCGGTAGGCGACCCACCGCCCTCGCTCGATCATCCCGCGGCGGTCGCGCTCGTGGATCGTCGCGCGGCACCGGGGGCAGGTCAGCCACACGAGGTCCGAGGCGCCCGCGACCTCGAGGTCCTCGGCGGTCGCGCCGGGGGCGATGCCCATCTCAAAGACCGGCGCGGCGCCGTGCCAGTCGGTGCGCTTGGAGCTCATCACGCCGCGGCATCCGCACTTCGGGCAAGGCACCAGGAACCGCCGCCGGTCGCCGCCGGTCTGGAATCGCCGCGCCGCCTGGCCGGTGAGGCGACCCGGCGTGGAGGCCAGCGCGACCTTGCGCGTGGCCTCGTACTTGCGCGTGCGCTCGAGGGCGAGGTCGAGCGGATCGCCCTGTCCGGCGAGGTCGTCGGGCAGCTCCTCGATCTCGTCGCCGATCAGGAATCGGATCGTCCGGCTCTTGGCCTTGGCGGGCTTCTGGAGGCCGGTCAGCCAGCAGGTCGCGTCCTCGAGCATCACGCGCTCGGCGGTCGCCAGGCGCCGCCGGTCGAGGGCGATCTGGCGGTCGAGGGCGTCGATGCTCTCGATCGTGGGGACGAGGTGCTCCTGGCTGAAGCGCCGCGCGTCCTCGTCGGTGGGGAAGACGAACATCATCGGCGCGGGCCGTTGGTGCAGGGCCTCGGCGGCCATCATCCGCAGCGCCGTCGTCTTCCCGACCTGCGTGCCGGTGACGAGCAGCACCATCCACGTCTCGGCGTCCGTCCAGTCGTCGAGCGGGGAGCTCCAGAAGGGCGTGAGCTCGAGGTTGAGCGGTCGCTGGCGGTCGCGCGACTCGATCTCGACGCCGTAGCGCTCAAAGTACACCGAGCCCGGCAGGCGCGGCCCGACCCCGAGCGCCTCGCGCTCCTCCGGCGTCAGCTGCATCGGGTCGAAGGCGACCACTACGCGGCCTCCCGCTCGGGCGGATTGCCGCCGCCGCCCGAGAGCAACGGCCGGTCGGTGAAGGCGGCGCGCACGTCGCCGGCGAGGTCCTCGAGCACGGCGCGTGCGTCGTCCTCGGAGCAGCCGACGAGGCGGTGGGACTTCTGCACCATCGCGCGGAGCGCCGAGTCGAGCGTGCGCATGCGTGCGGCGAGACCGCGGCGGACCTCCTCGGCGTCGACGAGCCGGCCCTCCTTGAGGTCGTTCTCGAGCTTGAGCTTGCGCACCTGCTCGCGCTTGAGCTCGTCGCGCACGCTCTCGGGCTCGCCGCCCGCGGTCGCGGCGCCGGCGGCGGCGTCGGCCGAGCCGGGCTCGCCCTTGCGCCTGTGGTAGCGGCGCTGGTCGGGGTCGATGTTCCGCGAGACCCACGCGCGGACCTGGGCGACGTTGTAGCCGCGCGCGCCCTTCTCGGGGAAGGGGTCGCGCGAGGACGGCTCGCCGATCTGCTTCCAGCGGGTGACGGTGGAGCGGTCGACGTCGAAGACGCGCGCGAGCGCGGCCTGGTTCGTCGCGTAGTCGGACCCGGCCTCGGCGCCGCCGCGCGCGGCCGGGTCCAGAGCGGGCGGGGCGCCCTTGAGCCGCGCGGCCTTGAGGTCGGGATCGGCGGCCAGCGGCGGCTCGCCGCGGGCGCGGCGGTCCTTGGCGGCGCGAACGCGAGCGCGGCGGCATCCGAGGCGCCGGGCGGCCGCGTGCTCGCTGAGGCCGGCGTCGACGAGCTCGAGGACCTCCGCGTCGGACCACGCCCGCGGGTCGTGATAGTCCGCCCGGCTCGTCACGTCGGGGCCGCCTCCGCGGCGTCCGCCTGGGCGCGCTCGGCCTGCTCGATCGCGCGATCGCGGCGGGCCTCGGCGGCGGCGAGCTCGCGGCGCGCGTCCTCGAACTGCTCGACCGCGTGCCTTGCGCGATCGTGCTCGCGGGCGATCTCGGCGCGCAGCCCCTCGATCTCGTCCTGGAGCTGCGCGACGCGGTTTCGCAGGTCGCGAGACTCTCCCCGTGCGCCCTGCTCCATCTCAACGCAGTAGCCGAGCAGCGAGCGGAAGGGCAGCAGCGCGCCCGCGATCGCCTCGCGCATGCGCTCGGCGCGCGTCTCGGCGTCCTCGCCGGCGGCGTTCGTGAGCATGCTGGCGAGCCGCTGCATGGCCTCGCCCGCGGCGATGCGCGGCGAGAACAGGAACACGCTCGTCGGCGTGTGTTTCGCCGTGAAGCCGAGGGAGGCGAGCGGCGACTCGGCGGCGTCGGCGTTCGGCTGGGGGTTTGTCGTTTCGGCGTTCGGCGTGGCGTTCATGTCGTCTCCTCGCGTTGTGATCGTTCCACACGGTTCTCCACGGGTTCTCCACGCCCGGGGGCTACAGGCGCGGCGCCGGATCGCGCGGCTCGCCGCCGGGCCGCTTGGGCAGCGGGTCGCCGACGAAGTGATGGCCGAAGTCCCGAGGCGTTCCGGAGCCCCGCTTCGCCGGCAGGTAGCGATCCGCCGGGTCGGCGGTCGTCGGCGCCGAGCCCACCGTCGTCTGCGCCGTCAGCACCTGGAGGCTCATGTTGCCCGCGGTGTCGCGGCAGGCGGTCAGCCGGAACGTCCACACGCCCTGGGCGGGGTCGGCGACCGCTTGCTCAAACTCGTAGGACCAGGTCCCGTCTCCGTTGTCGACCTCCGCGAAGTCCTCGCGTCTGAGTTCGGTGTTGCCGGTCACGGGCGCCGTGAGCTGCGCGACGATCGAGTCCGGCGTCGTGCCGAGTTGCTCGCTGGAGTCAAAGCCGCCGGCGAAGCCGCCGTCCGTCCGCTCGATCGTCGCGCCCGACGGCGTGGGGGCGGTCTGGTCGACGTTCTCAAGACCGCTGACGTCGAGATCCTCGAGCCAGCCGAGGCCGGGCTCGAGCGTCGTCGGGGCCACGAAGCCCGCGACGTGGCCGATCTCGGTGTTGACGCCCTCGGGCGTCTCGATCGCCGTAGGCGTCACGTCCGCCGCGAGGGTCAGCACGCCGAAGACCGGCTCGGCGCCCGCGACGCTGACACCGACCTGGAGCGCCGTCGCGGAGATCTTCTTGAGCCCGATCAGGATGCCCGAGGTGCGGAGCGGCCAGACCGGAAGCTCGATCTCGACGCTGTTCGTGCCGTCCGTCACCGTCACGGCGTTGTCCTCGCTGTGCCAGGTCGCGGTGATCGTCGCCGCGCCGCCGGTCAGGGCGAGCAGCGGGTACTCGTCCTCGACGCCCGCGTCGTAGGCGGTGTAGCGGTCGGCGCCGAGCTCGCCGATCGCGAGCGCCGCCCCGATCGTCCACGTCGAGCCCAGGTCCGCGAGCGGCACGCGCACGCGGCGGGCGGTCGAGGTCGAGCCGGGGGGCGCCGTCTGCACGCCGGGGTAGTTGACCGCCCAGAACCCGTCGAGCTGGAGCAGGAATCGGAGGCGCTGGTTGGTCGTCGATGCGTCGCGGCCGATGCGCCAGACCACGTCGTCGATCGTGAGCGGGTCGTCGTTGACCGACACCATGTCGACGCCGTACCAGGCGTCCGAGAGGATGTTGCCGCCGCCGCCGATCGACTGCTCCTGCGTGCTGTTGACGTCGCGCGCGTCGACGGCGGCGCCGATCCACTGCCCGAGCGCCTCGTCGTCGGCCTCGAGGTTCGAGAACTCGCGGACGTTCGCGACCCAGAACCGGCCCGCGTAGGCCGCGCCGGCGACCGCCGCGACATTCGTGGGCTTAATGCGGATGTCCCCCTCGGCGTAGTCGCCGTCGACGAGGATCTCGACGAGCGGACCCGACGCGGGCAGCGGGCGCAGGTTCGCGGGGACCTGCTCGGGGGTGATGACGGCGGCCGAGGCGTTTGCGAGCACCTGCACGGTCGCGCCCGTCGCGATCGTGCCGACGGTGAACTCCGAGACGGCGAGGTTCTCGGCGCCGGGGGCGACCAGGAGCGGCCGCCCGAAGACCACCGGCGGCACCGCCGCGACGGCGGTGTTCTCCTGCGCGCGGTTGAGACGCCGCGGCTTGGGGCGGGAGACCAGCCCGCTCAGGACCGAGAGGCTCCGGTCGCTGATCTCGTGGCTGAAGACGCCCGCGTGCGTGTGCGCCCACGAGCGGCCGCCGTCGGTTGACCACCAGAGACGCCCGAACTTGTCGAGCGCCTCGGCCTCGTTCTCCGGGAACTCGTCGGTGTCGAGCGACCCGAAGTTGGGGTAGATCGACGCGGCGATCGGCCCGCCCCGGAAGGCGTCGAAGTTGGCGATGCAGAACACCTCCTCGCCCGTGCTGACGCGGACGTGGCCCGCGGGCTGGTTGCGGAGCCCCGAGGGCTCGAAGCGAACGATCAGCGGCGGCCCGCCGTCGACGTCGTTGTCCACGACGGTCGCGCGGGCGATCTGCGGGGTCTGGTGATCCGTGCCGCACAGAAGGTACGCCGGGTCTCCGTCGGGCGCGCAGCCCACGAACTGGTAGCCGAGCGCGCTGATGACCGGTCCGCCGACGAGCTCGGCGTGGCCCTGGGCCTGGCGGATCGCGGCGTCCCAGGCGTCGTTGGCGGCGTTGATCCCGGCCGACCAGTCGGCGGAGTCGTAGTTGTCGACGTCCGCGATGCGGCGCACGATGACCTCGTTGGCGTCCTCGGTGTCGCCGCGCGAGGCAATCAGGACAGGGTCATCACCCTTCCAGACGAGCCCGGCGCCCTGGAGGTGCTTGAACTCGTTGATCGGCAGCTCGAAGGCGATCACGAGGCCGCCGCGCGACCAGGGGCCGCTGGTCGAGGCGCGCGTGAACCGCTTGACGTACGCGCGCCCGCCGACAGGGTTCGCCCCGTCCGACGAGGGGTAGTCGTTGCAGCAGACCCACCACTCGAGCAGATCGTCGCCCGCGGCCTCGCGGTCGGGGGTGTAGGTGTTCGGAGGGTCCGCCCACTCGCGCGCGGCGATCGTGATCGGGTCGCGCGAGCCGTCGCCGGCGGGGTCGTCGTAGTCGTAGGCCCGCTCGTCGAAGTTGACGGGCTCGTCGACGTTGTCGGCGACGGTCAGCTCGATCGCGCCCTCGTCGCCCCAGCCCGCGCCGTCGTAGTCCGCGACGTCCGCGGCGTCCTTGGGCAAAACGAGCGAGACGAGGCCCACGCCGTCGCCGTCGGCGTTGGTCTTTCTCAGCATCGCCACGAGGAGGCCGTCGACGAAGCGGGCGCCGATCGTGGTGTAGGTGTCCGTGCCCTGGTCTCCGAAGTTCCAGCCGCCTTCCAGGAATCGCAGGTAGCCCTCGGGGCCGTCGTAGACGCCGTCCTCGTCGGCGACGGCGTCGGGGATGCGCTGGCGGAGCGCGACCTGCGTCGCGGCGGACGCGGGCTCGCCGATGATGAGGCCCGAGACGCCGCCGGTGGCGTCGTTGTACGCCGCGAGGAAGCGCAGCCCGCCCTGCTCGCTGCCGAACTCGCGCGTCTGGGCGGTGGCGGTCGACGAGCGGTAGGTCTGCGGGGCGAGCGCCGGCGCGCTGACGCCGAGTCGAGCGCCGTAGCGGCCCGCGCCGGCGCCGACGGGCCGGAAGAGGCCGTCTTTGGTCGCCGCGCCGCCGACGAACTCGGGCAGCGCGGGGGCGCTGGACTCGACCAAAACGCCGCCGTCGAAGGCCCAGCGCTTGCGATCGGACGCGTCCGCCGCGGGGGCGGCGGACACGAGGAGCGCCTGCATGTAGCCGCGGGCGCCGCTCGTCCACTCGAGCCGCACCGTCTGGTCGCCCGCCTCGAGGGCGTGGCCGTCCAGCACGTAGCCCTGCTTGTCGTCGTTGCCCTCCTCGGCGCGGATGTCGAGCACGAGCGGGAGCGTGGAGAAGCGGTTCGTCGAGCTGACCGGACCGCCGCCGCCGAAGCCGAGCACGGTGAACGCGACGAGCCCGTCGCCCTTCTCGGCGCCGGTCAGCTCGATCTCGAGCGAGGTCGCGCCGCCCGTGCCGATCTCGGTGACGAAGTTCAGGGGCGAATGCGACCACGACGGCAGCACGCCGGTCTTCGTGACCACCGCCACGAAGCCGCCGCCGCTGCCGATCTCGCCGCCGAAGGTGACGACGAGGTCGCCGACGGGCGCGGATGTCGGGTTGACGCGGTAGAAGACGGTGCCGCGCTCGAAGATCTGGGCGGGCACGCTCGAGCTCGACAGGCGGGAGAGGCTCTGCCCGCCGAAGGTGACGCTGTCGACGTCGACGCTGTTGTTGTCGTTGCCGACGAAGACGAGCAGGAGCGAATCGGGGCCGGCGCAGCGCAGGTCGAGGGCCTCGACCGTGTGCGAGGCGACGGCGCCGAAGACCTCCGAGAAGACGCGGGCGGTGCGAACGGGCATGGCTCAGCCCTCCCCGCCTGCGGCGGCGGGGTCGCCGTCCGGCGCTCGCCGCTCGCTCTCGCGGGCCTGGATGTCGCGGCCCTGCCGCACGCCGCGGCAAAAGGCGCTGTTCTTGGCGATGAGCATCCGGCGGTCGGCCTCGGCGAGCAGGCGGGCAGCCCGGTCGCGCTCGATGAGGAAGGTCGTGACGACGGACGCGGCAGCGGCGATCGCGACGGCGACCGCGGCGGTGATCGCCTCGGCGTCGGCGGGCGAGAGCTCGATCGTGAAGTAGCCGGCGACGCCCGCGACGATCCAGACGGCGATCGGGCGGGACAGGCGGCGGACGATCTCGGCGCCGCGATTCGGGTCGGGCGGCGGCGGGGCGGCGGGCCGCGGTCGGGTGGTGGTCTGGTTCATCGGTGGGTCTCCTGGGCGTGGGGAGCGGGGCGCGGTCGGAAAACCGCCCGCCGCGGCGTTCCCGCCGGCGGCGAGCGGGCGTGAACGTGATTCAGTCGCCGTCGTCGCGGGGGAAGGGGCTCACGAGGTCGTCGCCGTCCGGGCCGTCGGGCGGCGAGCTCGGGTCGGGCCGGGGGATGAGCGAGGAGGCCCCGCCGGTCAGGGCGAGCTCGCCCAGGCGGACGAGCCCGGCGATCAGCGGGCCGTCGACCTGGGCGACGCGGGCGAGGTAGGCCTCGCGGGCGTCGCCGGAGTAGGTGGCGGCCATCGCGGCGTGGGCCTGGAGCCGGGCGAGCCCGGCGGTGATCGCGGCGGAGCCCGAGCCGTTGAAGCCCGTGAGCTCGATCGAGCGCAGGGGCGTGGCCAGGGCGGGCGGGCCGTCCGGCGAGCCGATCTGCACCGCGTCCTGGTACTCGATGCGCAGGGCGTCGAAGCTCGCGTCCTGGGCGTTCGTGAGGTTGAGGTCGCCGCGGATGATCGAGGCGATGCCGGCGGGGCTCTCGCCGAACGTCGAGGCGCCCTCGCTGGTCACGTCGGATTGGTACAGCTGTCCGCTCGTGCGCACGCGGTAGGAGTTCGAGTCGAACACCGCGGCGTTGGCGCCGCCGTTGACGGCGTCGACGCCGCCGCCGGCGGGGATGGCGGTTGACTCGATGACGGGCGCGGCGTTGCAGCCGGCGAGGGCGAGGCACGCGGCGAGGGCCGCGAGGCAGCCGGCGGCGCGGCGGCAAACGGTCGGACGGTTCATGGCGTGGGTCTCCCTGGGGGGTTGTCGCGTCGACGCTCGGCGCGCTCGGCGCGCTCGGCGCGGATCTCGTCGATGAGCAGCTCGTTCTGGGCGATGAGCCGGTTGATCGGCTCGACGACCGCGCGGAAGTCCGCGCTGTGGCGTTCGTGGGTGGCGTCGAAGCGGCGGAAGAGCGCCTCGATGACGGCGCGGTGCTCCTCGCGCTGGGCGGCGAACTCGGAGGCGTGCTGCGTGCGCGTCTCGGCGGCCTCTCGCTTCCACGCCTCGCGGTCGCGCTCGTTTTCCTTGGCCTGCCGATCGGCCGCGTGCTGCTGGGCGCTGATGGCCTGGCGGACGGTAACGACCATGCCGACGGCGACGGCGGCGAGGCCCCCGGTCTCGATGAGCGTGCTCGCGGGGACCTCGCCGCCCGCCGAGCCGAGCACGAGCGCCATGGCGCCGCCGGTGGAGATGGCCGGTCCGGCGGCCTTGCCCGCGAGGGCCTCGAGGTGGGGGGTCAGGAGGTGGATCATCGCTCGAGCGCCTCCTCCGACTCGCCGCCCTCGCCCGGCTCTCGCCAGGCGCCGACGACGCGGGCGACCATCGCGGGGCTTCCGCCGCCGAGCGCATCGACCAGGCGGTCGAAGTCGGCGAGGTCGACGTCGCCGTCGCCGTCGAGGTCGGCGTCGAGGTCGGCGCTCGCGGGAAGCTCAAACGGCGGCCCCGGCCAGCGGTGCGAGCGCGCCCGCTCGGCGTCGACGTGGTAGACGCGGTGCAGCTCGGTCTCGCCGGTAAGCGTGGCGATCTCGTGCTCGGCGACGCTGACGACGGGCGCGGTGAGGACGGGGTAGCCCTGCATCGAGGGCTCGCCTAGCAGGACGACAGTCATGACGGCGGGGTTCATGCGGTCACGCCCTCCTTCGCGGCCTCGCGCAGCTTCGCCCGCGCGGCGTGCGAGATGGCGTTGTGCTCCGTCGCCGCGGCGACGAGTTGCTCGTCGGCGTGCCAGACCGAGAAAAGCGCCCCGGCCTGGGCGGCGACGTGGGCCGCGTGCGCGAACTCCTCGAACTCCTCGATAGATCGCACGAAAACGTGCCGCTCGTGGCCTGAGGCGACTGCGATCCGGATCGCGCCGACGAGCGACTCCTCGCCTCGCCTCACGCGTTTGGCGATGTTCTGGAGCAGCGAGCAGGCGTAGGGCGCGAGCGACTGGTCTTCGTTGATCCCCGGAAACGGCTCGCCCCCGCAGACGATGGAGACCTCGAGCGAGTCGATGGCCCGGTTGAGCATCGCGAGCCCGTCGAGGCGTCGCCCGCCGCCGAAGTGGTCGGGGCGTTTTTCGTCGCCGACGCGGGTGATGTTGTGGTCGCCGGCGTTGTACCCGCTGGCGTCGATGTAGAGGACGCGAACGCCGGTCATAGACCAAGCAAGGGTCTCGTCGATCCACGCCTCGGTGGCGCCCGGCGGTTCGTCGCAGCCCCAGCGGTTGAACGTCGAGACGTACACGTCGACCTCTACGCCGTCGTCGAGTTCGTTTTCGTCGCGGATGAACGCTTCGATTGCCGCGCAGTGCCCTGCGGCGAGAGTGGAAGCCTGATTCAGCGGCCTGACCGCTCGCGACCGATCGAAGCGGTCGCGAAAGTCGCGAGAGCCCGGCTCAAACAGGAGCAGCCTCCCAAACCCGGACTCGCGGGCGAGGTCGGCGCGGCGTTCGAGCACCTCGCGGTACTGCTCGCCGGTCAGGGAGCGCATCCGCTTGTTCGCGCGGTGGGGCTTGGTGTTGATGGACAGGTGCGCGCCGCGGTTGACGTCGAGGCCGGACGGCGCGCTTTCGGGCTCGCGCTTGGGCAGCGCGGCGGCGATGAGGGGGGAGATGTTCTTCGTTTCGTTCACGATTCACGCTCGCTCTCTGCCGCCTGGGGCAGCTCAAAGTTGCACACCAGGACCTCGGGCGAATCGGCGCCCTCGGAGCCCTGCCGCGCGTTGCTCAGGTTGCGGTTTCTCGCCAGGGCGGCGGCGCGCCAGCCGTCGCGCTCGGGGTACAGGCGCGCGAGCCGCTCGTCGTCGTAGTAGCTCACGGCGACGCGGGCGTTCCCGAACCGCCGCGCAGCCGCGGCGAGGCGAGCGTGGTCGTCCTCGTGCTCGCGCAGACCGCCGCTCGCGTCCTCGAAGTCGACGGCGTACTCGCCGCCGGAGCGCGAGCCGCGCAGGTAGGGCGGGTCGAGGTAGATCGCGACGCCGGGCTTGTCGGGGACCTTCGCCAGGACGTCGATCGCGTCGCGGCAGAGGAACGTCGTCCGCTGAATCCGAGACCACCAGCCGGGGATCGACTCTCGCATCGCGGCGAAGCGGGCGGCGGGGTCGCCGCCGGAGCTTGTCCATCGAGCCGCGAATCCGCCGGCGACGGCGCTCCAGTCGATCTCCGTCCCCGCCATGCCCGATCGGTGGAGCCAGGAGAAGCGGAGGTGGTGGAAGGCGAGCCCGAAATGAAACCCGAGCTTGCCGTCGCCGCGCTCGCCGAGATGAGTGTCGATGTACGCCGCGCTTTCGCGCATCGCTGACTCGTGGCAGAGGCCGACCGCCAGACGCTCGGCAATCTCCGCGGCGCTCTCGGGGGTCGACAGGACCGTCGCGAGATTGTGCGTCAGCTCGTGCAGGTCGTTGACGACCGCCGGACCCGCGTAGCCGCGGTCGCGCAGCTCGAGCAAAACGGCGAGCGACCCGTGGAAGGGCTCGAAGTACTGCCGCACGGCCGAGACGTCGGGGCAGAGCAGGTCGAGGATGTCGCTGGCCATCGCCCGCTTGCCGCCGAAGTACGGCAGCGTCGCGCGGATCTTCATCGGGGGGTAAGCGCTCACGCCAGGCCCCGATCTCTCCGCTGCGCGGGCGTCAGCGGCCTGACCTCTCGGTCGAAGATCGCCTCGAGCTGTCCGATCACGCCGAGCGGGAGCCGCTGGACGCGCCGGCGGCGGCGGAGCATCCGACGCCTGAGCAGCGGCGTCGGCGCCCAGTGATGCCACTCGAGCGCGTGCATGCTGACGATGCGGCGCCCGTAGCGCACGGTAGTCGTCCCGGCGGCGGTGGAGACGGAATGGTTCACGCGAGCGCCTCCGCGAGCTGGGTGGGGTGGCGCTCCGCGAACGCGGCGGCGATCTTGCGGCGCGCCCGGCGCTCGGCGTCGCGCACCGTCTGCGGCGGCAGCCCGAGCCACAGCGCCGTCTCCTCGACGCTCAGCGTCGCCCCCGCGATCACCTTCGCGAGCAGGTCCTCGAGCGTCGTCGCGGGGCAGACCGTGCGCTCGTAGCGGCGCGCCGGCGGGCGTGAGGGCTCGGCGGTTCGGTCGTGGAGGCGGATCGAGCGGACGGGACGCATCACGCCTCCCCCGCGAGCAGGCGCTGCTCGTGCTCGTGGTGGATCGAACGCAGCGCGCTGCGCTGCCCGGCCGTCGGCTCCCAGCCGACAAGGTGCTCGTCGCGCTGCCGCGCGAGCGAGCGGAGGAGCGTCGCGGCCGAGGCGGGCAGGGCGCCCTCGACCTCGAGGAGCTCGTCGAGCAGTCGCGACCAGTCGCTCACGCCGCCCCCTTCCCGCGCCGGCGGCGGCGGTCAAGCTCCGCGTCCAGGACGAGCACGACGTCGCGCAGCGGACGCACGGACCGGCGGCCGCCGACCCGGACCGAGACATCCTCGCCGGCGGCGCACCGGCGGCGGCAGCGCGCCGCGGCCTTGGTCGCCGACTCGGCAGTCGCCAGGCCGATCTCCTCGGCGACCTCCGCCCACGGCAGGGCGAGGTGACGACGCAGGAGCGACGCGGCGACCGCCCGGAAGATCGACGCCCGGTCGCTCGGGCGACCGACGCCCGGCCGGCGGCTCGCGACCTCGGGCGGGACGCCCAGCGTCTCGGCGACCAGCTCCACGACCTCGGCGGCGGAGACGCTCACGCGGCGGCCCCCTCTCCCCGCAGCCCGCGGGCGGCGAGGATGCGGCGGGCGCCGCCGAGGACGGCCCGCGTCGTCGTCAGGGAGAGGCGGCCGTCGCCCACCGCGAGCAGGGGCTCGTCGCCGCGGACGCGCTCCTGGGCGCGGCGAACCGCGAGCACCGCGCTCTGTCCCGTGCGGTAGCCCGTGCCGGCGGCGATCATGACGTAGGTCAGCGGCGTCAGCTCGCGGCCGAGCAGGCAGGCGAGCTGGCGGGCGATGACGATCGGGTCGTTCTTGCCGTTGCCGCGCGTGGGCGTCGAGGCCCAGACGAGCGAGGGCCGCAGGCCGATCGACTCGCACACGGCGTCGACGATCGAGGTCATCGTCGGGGCGGGAGGCGGCGTCATCGCGGGCCCCCGTCGCCGGACAGGACCTCGCGCTCGCCGGATGAACCGGAGAGCGCAAACGCCAGCAGCGAGGCCGCGAGCCACGAGGCCCACGCCACGACGATCCAGCGGCCCGCGGCCGCGGGCAGGACGGGATCGACCCACCACGCGAGCCCAAACCACGCGGCGAGGACGACGGCGCCCCAGGCGAGCAGCCAGGCGAGCCGAGCGGGGCCGCGTGACGCGCGGCGCCCCGCGGGCGCGATCGTCGGGCGCGACGCCGACTCAACGGCGGACGTGCGCGCTGCGGGAGGGCGCCGACGATCGCAGGGCGCGAGCGAGACCGCGACGTGGCGGCGAGCTGGCGCGTGATGACAGGAACAGGCGCGATGACGGAGGATGCGCATGACCGCCGGGCAGAGAGGCGCGCAACCCGCGAGACGCCAAAGCCTTGGCGGGAGCGGGCGCGAGCCTTGCCGCGTTCCTTCGCAGCTGCGGCGACGGGTGATGAAGCCGTCGCCTGGCGGTCACCGCCTGAAAGATACAACAGACGCAACAGAGGATCAAGATCTTCGAGACGACGCGTTGCGCATTTTCTCAACCGCCGCGGGCGCCGCTCGCGATGAGCGCCCTAAGTCCGCGCTCGCTCTAGACTTCCGTTCGACCGCCGCCGCACTCGACGTCGCGTTGTTGCGCCGCCAAAACACCCCACGCCACCCCCCTTCGAGGTCGAAAAACCCGCATTTAGGCCACCCCCCTCTGGAAGGACCCAAGCCCCTCACGTCCAGGCGTCCAACCCTTCTCTTCCCCCAGAGGGAAAAGGGCGCAGATGTCACACAATGCGTGACATTCCACACCGAGATCTCAGCCCAGCAAAAAAGGCATGGACGCCCGGACGCCTCGCCCCCCAGCGATGGCCGTTTACAGCGGCGTGGACGCCTCGCGACCATGAGGCAGCCACTCATCTCGGATTCTCACGTGGCGCCAAAGCCGGGGCCGCTTGCCCGTCCCCTCGACGGTCGAGCCCATCCGCCCGCTCTCGATCCACGGGCACTCGATCGCCAGCAGCTCCCCGAAGCGAGGCTTGCCCAGCTGGCCCTTCGTGATCCCCTCGGCCTCGCAGAACCGCTGGTAGGCCTGATACATCTCGTCCTTCGTGGCTTCCATCTCCGGCGAGCGGATCAGGCACTCCTCCACAAAGGCCGCCAGCGGCGCCGTCTTCTCGGTGAACTGCTCGGCGACGTGCCTCGCCGCCTCCGGCGTCACGAGCGAGGGCCCGCCGCGCTCGATCCGGTTCCGAAGCCTCGAGAGTCCGTCAAGCGCGTGCACGGCGATCCATCCGAGCTCCTTGGCGAGCTTGGCGTCCAGGTCGCCATCGACCTCATCAGGGGGCACGGGGCGAGGCGTGTGCAGCCACCGAAAGCGGCGCTTCAGAGCCCCGCCCGAGTCGGGCATCCAGGGCAGCTCGTTGCAGACGATCGTGAACCTCGCCGGCAGCTGGATGCTCGGGATGCTCTTTTCGCTCATGCGCCGCACCTGCACGGCGTCGCCGCCGCTGATCTTCTTCAACCGACTGACGCCCTCCCTGGACTGCGTGTGCGAGGCCGACTCGGCGTCCGGGTCGATCGCCACCAGCTTGCCGACAAGCGGCTCGAGGCCGTACTTCTCGCCCAGGTCGCTCATCGAGGTCGATGCGACCTGATCATCGCCGCCGAAGAGCTTGCGAAACACCCGGATCAGCGTCCCCTTGCCCGTGCCCGGGTTGCCCTGGATGCCCAGCACCGCCTGCACGCTGTAGTCGGGCACCATGCAGTACCCGATCCACTCGTGCCACAGGTCGATCTGATCGAGCCCGTGCAAGTCGTCAACGTCCCGAGACGTGTCCTCGCCGAACACCTGCCCGATGAATCGCCGGTAGATCGGCGCGCGTTCCCAGGCGAGCTCCGACCGGGTCGGGTGCGCGTCCTCAGGCAGGCAGTAGTTGAGCCTCGCCGTGCAGAACCACCCCGGCGAGTGCGGCATCAGTCGCTTCTCCCCCCGCCTCCAGGCCTCGACGTCGAGGATGCCGTTCTCGAACGCGATGCAGTTGGCTGGCGGCGGCGCGTCGCGGTCGGGCTCGCCCGTCGCGCGAATCCAGAGCGGCATCGTCTCGGGTTCCTCGCCGAGGCCGCCGAGCATCGTCACGCCGGCAAGGTGCTGAACGAGCGAAGCGGCGCGCGTCGGACTCGAGCCGAAGGGCTCGTAGTCGTACTCACCGTCCTCGCCGGGCTTGCCCTTGGCGACGACCGTCCAGCGCAGGAAGTTCTGGGCGAGGGAGCGCAGCTTCTCGTCCTTCATCATCCGGTATCGCTGCCCGTCGTAGCGCCACCACGTCTCGGCGAAGCGACGAATCATCGGCGCGCCGCTGGGGTGCACAAACGTTTCGTCTTTTCGCGGTGGAAACGGCGTCCTGAGGAACTGCTCGGCGTGGTCGATCGGGTCGCTCTTTCGCACCCACACGCGGCGCGCGTCGACGTAGCGTCCGTCGTCCTTGGCGCCCCCTCCCCCTGATGCGCCGTCCTTAGCCGGCGGGACGCCGTCGGGCGGCGCAAGGGCGGTCGCGATCCGCTCATCGTCAGGGGCCACGCAGGCGCCGAGGACGAGCTCGCGAACGCGCTCGGGCCCGTAGTCGCTGCTCGAGTAGACGTCGAGCCAGTCGACGCTCTTGACGGCGGCGGGCGTCCGCCGGGCCAGCCGAACACCCTGGGGGATCGGGGGCAGCGCGATCTTGACGTCCCCGCAGACCACGCTCATGCGGGCGGCGCATCGCGTCGCGGCCTCGAGCCCCGGGTGGCATCGGCCCTGCTCGTCCCACGCGTCGCGGTCGGCGGCGATGATCACCTTGGCCGGCCGCTGGCCGCTGGGCATCCGCACGTCGCGCAGGCCCGCCGTCGAGACGCACGCGAACACGGTCATCCCAGTCGCCAGCCAGAGGGCGAGCCCCGTCTCCACGCCCTCGCAGAGGATGACGATCTCGCCGGCGACGCCCTGCGCGCCCTCGCGCATGAGACGGACGGCGGAGTGATCCATCCTCCCGAGCATCTTCTTGGCGTCGGGCATGGGCAGCTTGCCGCGCTCGCCCTCGCGCGGGTGGAGGTAGATCCGCTGGACGGCGCTGACGCGACCCGTCTCGGGGTCGGTCGCGGCGCACACCAGGCACGGGGTCGGGCGGCTGCGGGGGCGTCCGTCGCTCTCGACGGGCCACCCCTGGCGGCCGGCGATCATGGCGCGCTGGTCGTAAGCGTCTCGAGCGCCCGGCGTCGGGCGATAGTCGCACGCGGGATCGAAGCGAAGCGACGGAACGAGCTCGCCCGGGACGCTCAGGCCTCGAGACGCGAGGTACTCGCTCGCCCGGTCCCCGCGCTCAAGCGGCCTGGCGGCCGCGTACAGCTCGCGAGCGCGCTGCCTCGCGTCGTCGCTCTGCTTCCTGGCCTTGAGCTTCTCGCGCTCGATCCGCTCGCGGTCGGCCGGGCAGGACTGCGGAGCGCCGTCCGGAACGAAGGTGCCGCCCTGGCGAGCCTTGGACGGGATCTTCGTCCAGCCCGGAGCGCTGTCCGCCCGCATGCACCGCACGCGGTAGCCGGCCTCGCCGGGCGCCGCGTCGTCGGTCTCCGAGCACCACTCGTTGTCGTCCCCGCAGACGGGGCACGCGACCCCTCGCCGGAAGTGTTTCCAGCCCACGCCGCAGCCCTCCCTGCTGCTGAGATCAGCCCGTGCGCTTCCGGGCGGGCTCGACCAGCTCCTCGCGCACGATGCGCACGCTCTTCGGCGCGTCGAGGGCGATCCTCACGCGACCGCGACCGTGTGAGTTCTTCTGCATCTTGCCGACGTGCAGCGTCACCATGCCGTCGACGGTCTCGATCACGATCCGCTCGCCCTCGCGCCTCGTCAGCGTCAGGCGTCCGAGGTCGCTGGGATCGCCCGCCTGGCCCGGGGCGCTCACGAGTCGCCCGCCAGCGCCAGGCACCGCTCGACCAGATCGCGCACGCTCTGGCAGCTCGCGCGGAAGGCGCGGCGGTGGGCGTCTGACAGCTCGCCGAGGCGGTGGGCCGCGTCGATCAGGCTCTCGCCCGCGCGCTGAAGGTCGTCGACGAAGCCGACGCCGAAGGGCAGGTCCATCTGACCGCACGCCCGCCAGGTGGATCGTTCCGGAAGTTCGGTATCTGTCCGAAGTGCACTTTGTGCACTTTCGGCGACCCCTCGCCGAATGGCCTGGGACCGATCGGAGTCAATGAACCCCGACGCCGACTTCCACTTGAAGAGCGTCCTCCGACCGCGCCCAAAGTGCAGCGCGAACGCCTGAATCTCGCTCATGCGGTCGACCTCCCACGTTCGGAACGTCTGGAAGGCGACGAACGCCTCGAGCATCGCCTCGCGGCCGAAGGAGCAACGCTCCTTGACGAACGCCCAGGCGTCCGCCTGGGGGTCGACCGTCGGGCCGAGCTTGCTGGCGACCGACTCCGGTGTGGGCCAGGCGTGCCGATGCTCCGGGGTGTGCTTCGGCGCCAGCATCACGCGCTCACGTCGAGGAGAAGGCCCGTCATGGGCGGCTGCGTCATGTCGTGTCGCTCCCGCGCTCGAGAGCGCGACGTCGCGCTTCCAGCCCGGGCGCCTTCCAGCCGCTGCCTCGCCTCGCAGAGCAGATCGACGAGCTCGCGGTGGCTCACGCCGTCCAGGCGTTCGGGGCGGTAGACCTCGGTGTCGATCGAGGGGTCGATCCGCCTGGCCTGATCATGGATCGCGTTGAGCGCCCGGCATGCCTGACGAAGCACCCAGCTGTCCCATCTGTAGATGATCGTCAT